TCAGGCAGGCCCATGGTGCACCCCACTGTCCGGACCGCCCTCAAAGGCGAAATAGAACCAATCACCGAACCTACTCATGTGCATGGTGTCGACGCGCCCGGAGAGGTAGCACAGCGCAGCGTTTTGCATCGCTTTGCCAATGTCTTCAAACTCACCCAGGTCAATCGGGGCAGGTAAAGTGACATCGCCAAACTTGGTCCACCGGTTAGACCACTTTTCGCCATCCTCGAAAGACTTAGTGATGTACTTTGAAAGGTAAGCCGCGATGCGTGCAGCACTGCGCTGGCTATGGCGTTTTCGTGCTGATACGTCGACGTTGCCGCCATGCTCTTTTGTGACAGAGCGCCAGATAGCGCGCAGGACGTTGAAGGACTTCACAGCGACGCCATTGCGTGCGTTGAGACTGGAGGGAAGCTTGACGGTAGCCATGTGCACATGCCAGGCGCCCCGTTTTTGCTCCTCAAATCCACACACGGCACGGAAATCAGGTATCACTCTGCGCACGCGCCGAACGAACTCTTTTAGATGCCGCTTGCATAGCTCTAAATCGGTCTGATTGGACTTGTAAGTGAGGGTCATGAGGGTATCAGCACCCATGGCCTTGCAGAGCTTGCGCACACGTGTTTTTGCACGATTGGAAGCTATCTGGAGAGAGCGCTTTCTACGATCGGCATCATCGAGCTCATCCTCTGCGAGCATATCGAGGTGATCCTGAATCTGAGCAGGGGTCCAATCGAGTTCCCTCCAGCTAACACGCTCAACGCCGGTAACCTCCATATGACCGTTGCCCAGATCGTGGGCCTTAACCTTGACGCGCCCAGTTCCGTAGCTCAAGACCGCGTAGCGCGTTCCATCAAAGTTCTCTAAAATCCGTACTGCCACAGCGTACCCCTTCTATGTTGTGACCACGAACCCGGATAGGTTGCCGCCTATGCCGGGTTCACCTTTTTCAGGGCTACATGCCCGCGAACCACAGGGCTACAACGCCGCCTTGTTTGTGACGGTATTGGCGCCGCCAGACCTCATCGAGAAAACACCAGTCACCGTCAGACCACTCCCACACAAGGAGGGAGCCAGGGCGAGGAACATCCAAACGGAAACCAATAAGCTGACCCGCATGCGGCAAGAAGACTTTGTTTTCTGACACGTGTTCTAAAGTGTTTATTGGATAAATCTAGGCGGCGCCTGCGGCGCCGCTCGCAAGCTCGCCACGCCGCAGCCCCCGCCTAGTCACCACTACTGACTACTGCCACGAGGCAGGCCAGCAAACGCAGGGTTCTTCAATCGATGCTGTGCAACCAAATCGGCTTGAGTTATCTGGCCCGGTTGAGGCACTGGTGGCGCAGGCATAGGGACGGTAGTAACAGCACGTTCGCGGCCTTGCTGGCGGGTTTCATCGAAGCGGTTGCGGGCAGACTGCTCGCGTTCACGCTGGCCATGCCGGCTAGCACCCTCATCACGCGATGCCCAGTCCATGAAAAAGCCCTGCCGGACGATCTGAAGGCAAACAGGGCCACTGACCTGCAGAAGAGTTGCTTGCTGGCTGTAGCACTTGCAGGTCTTGCCCATCTCAACGCAAGCGGCTGGATATGGCGCCTCAGTGGGCTGCGTCACTGCGTCATAGACAGGAGCGGACTGGGGGAAGTCAGGCAGGCGTGGCGAACGCGCGTGCACATATTGCTCATAGGTCAACGGGCCAGTTTGAGCCGCAACTTGGGCGCCAGCCCCAGGGGGGCGAGCCACGGAGGCAGAACCGGGCGAAGATGACGCGGAGGCAGCAGGGGCGCCAACGGTGCCAGCAGCTTTTGCACCGAAGCTCAGCACCGATGACACAGCGAACCAGACGGCACCAATGCCAAGAAGAATGGCAAAGGGTATGGCCCACACCTTGAGCGGAATCTTGCGCTTGATGTTGTGAACGTCAGCACTTTTGTACCAGGGCTGAGTGATCCAATTGCCTGCCTTGTCTTTCTTCCCGAATGCCTCTTTTGGGTAACGCCACGGGTACTTTTCAGCCTTTGCTACGGGTGTGTTCCAACAGCTCTTGCCGGTCCACTTGTAGGCGATAGCGTTTTGAGAACCGAAGGCGCGGACAACGTACCAGTGAGTTTCCGTGAGCTTGCGAGGCGTGTTGTGAACCAGTGTCGGGTCTTGGGTAATGAAGTAGAAATCAATGCCACGCTTGCCATGCTTGGAGAGCTCAAGAATGGGCTCGGGCACCTTTGCCCCGGAGCTTGCAGCGCCCCAGAAGTCTTGGAGCTCATCGACAACGATGATGCTGTCGTTTGGGCACTCCATCCACTTGTCTGGGTGGTCAATCTCGACCCAGCCGGGGAGCGTGACGTTTGGGATGTTGCAGTAAAAGACAGGCCGGTTTTCCTCTTTAGCGCGGCGCTGTATCTCGATGAAGGCGAACAGCGTTTTGCCCTGCCGTGGGAGGCCGGTGACGAAGTTGATTGGCATGTGAGAGCCTTACTTTTGAACAAGCCGCCTCACGCTGGCGCCGCCAAGTGAGTTAAGCAGAACCTTGACGCCGATGGCGCTCAAGATGACCGATACGTGCTGATCAATGAGAAAGAAGCCCGCCCACTCACCGATGGACGAGGCACCTACGCCGCCAATAAGAGAAAGGGCCGAGGACTTTGCGGAATCAATCAGCAGGTTTATGCCGACGTATTCCACAAAGCCAAAGCCGAGGGCGAGAAGCACACGACCGACGAGGGAAGCTGCTATCTGAATGAGCCCGCCAAGAAGGACAGAGACGATCCACGGCACGTTTAGCTCCTTTCAGTCTTTTTTGCCCACAACCCAAAGCACGCAACTAAGCAACGTGAGGCCGAGAGCCGCGTAGCTGAGGACGCCGAGAGGGCCACAGACCTTGTTAAAGGGGATCTCGAATGACTCGCCAACGACGTCGAATCGGGGATTGGGCGGACAGGCGCGGGACCAGCCAAGACCCTGCTGATCGAAAGAACCAACACTGACCTGCTGAGCGTTCTCACGGAGCTTGTCAGCACTCTTTGGGTCGGTCCCGTCGATAGCTGATTTCCAAAAGCTATCGACGTTGTCGGTGTCCATGAGCTTGCAGTTCATGCGGTGCTGCTCACGGGCCATGGCGCACTGGATGGCGTCGCCTTCACAGGCGAAGCCGGTTTCACAGGTCCCGTTGAACCCTGATTCACCATCACCGTCCCCATTGCCGCCAGGGTTGGGATTGGAGGGCGTGCCTATGTCGGGGACTGGCTTACCAGGGGGCGAAGGGCTGACGCACTGGCCGTTTACTTTGGCCGTGCCAGGGGGGCACTTGCCATCGTTATCGGGGTTTGTAGGCGGCGGGGTTGGCGCATAGCAATTGCCGTTTTCGTAGCGCTGGGTTCCATCCGGACACTTGCCGGTGTTTGGGTCTGGAGGGACCGGTGGGGGCGGTGGTGGGGGCGGGTTGGTCGGGTCCGGTGGCTTCGGCCCGCTGGGGTCTCCAGGGTTACCCGGATTGCCAGGATTACCAGGGTCACCGGGATTGCCAGGGTCGCCGGGGTCGGGGTTACCGCCGTCGCCGTCACCACCACCAGTCCCGCCTTTGCACTGCGCCCCGGTGTAAGTGCCTTTACCGTAATAAAAGGTCTTCCCGTCAACTGTTATGTCCATGGTGTTGGACACCTTGATCATGCAGTATTGAACGGGACCGTCATAGCTCACGCCCTGATCTTCGCAAGCGTATTCAGTAGCCGCACTGGACATGTTCCAACCATCGCCAGCACTTGTTCCGGCCTTGGGACATTTGTCTTTTTCGCACTTGCCATTGATGCGCGTTTGGCCCGCTGGGCATGGTGGCTCAGGAACACACACTCCATTAACGCGGACCTCTTCTGGCTTGCAGTTGTCGGGGACGCAGGCGCCACCCTCTTCATGCTGGCCCGCGGGGCACGGGTTGATCGGGCGGCATTGACCATCCTTCTCTTCGAAGTCAGCTTTGCAGACACACTGACCACCCGAGAGCGTGGAGTTAGCGGGGCATCCGTAGCAGCCCCAGCCGTCGCGCACGCCGCCGCTGGTGCAACTGAGCGTGACGTGGATGTTTCCAAAAATGCCCGAGTAGCCGTTTCCTGTACCCGTGCAGTACATGCCACCGTTGGACTCAGCAGCCCCGGTAAATGTGTAGCCACTGTTTGGCGGGATGGCTTGGCAGGACTGGGCAGCAGTGGCGCCCACCGCACCGTTAGAGCTGTTTGTCCAGGTGCCGGGATAAGTGGTGGGCGTGAGCGCCTGCGCGCATAACGAGAAGAGGCCCAGGAGAACCGCGGCAATTAAGTATCGAATATGAGCTCGCGCACCAGAGAACAGCGACACGACCGCTAACCATGACCACACTAGGGCCCCGAAAATCGCGCGGAGAAGATTAGCCATACCGAGCCTCAAGGCCAAAAGACGATGGCGCCGCCGAGAACGATCGCGAGAAGAACCCAGAACCCCATACAACCCCCGGATGAAAAAAGGGGCGCGCCCCCGTGAGAACGCGCCCCGTGGATGGACGCTGTGTTAGCGCAGAGCAGCACGAATCCAGCCGAACAGGCGGGCGGTGACGACGACGGAAAGCGCGGCAATGCCCACCGCAGAGACGATGGCGACAACACCGGTGATCAGGGCGATGGCCTCAGAAAAGTCAGCCACAGTCAGGGCGTTAGCGCTGCCAGCGGTAGCCAGCAGAGTGGCGCCGACGAGTACAGCGGCAGGTACCTTGCGGAAGCCAGCGAGGGCGGGGAAACGGCGCTTCACAGCGTTTTCCAGGGAGGGACGGAGAGTGTTCATTGGTTACTCACTTTCATAGCGTTGTTCGAGGGTTTTGCGTATGGCGCGCATGCCCCATGCGGCCGCCATTACGAGCAGGAGGGCACCCCCTATAGCCCCCGCTGATTCGTTGTCTAGATAAAACGGACTGTGCTGCGCAAGCTCAAGCCGGGTGAGCACGACCAAGGCGTCTGGGGTGTCGCAAGACACCTCAGTAATCGCGCTGACATCGGCTTGCATGCAGTACATCAAGCACTCCGCAGAGCGTGTAGAGGCCCGGGAGGCGCTAGCGCCAATTCCTCTGAAGTGCCGAGCACTTCGCCGGAATCGTCACTACCACCGTGAGCGCATCGCAGGGCGGGGACGCCTTCGGCGCGCTTGTCTTTCAAGCACGAATCGGGGCTTGCCTGATCTTGGGTCTGGGGGCGCGGGTCTTCACTGCGCTTGACCACGCGCCCCACAAGGCCGTGCGCTTGCGACTGCCGTGATTCAGCTTGAGACACGCGCCCTAGTTCGCCCCCTGCCCCTTGATGCGGGAACGCTGGGCGGGAGAGGTCCAACATGGGGCGGTGCCCCATACCCCCCGAGGCAGCGCGATTGCGGGCAGCATGCACCCTTGCGTTGCGCCGGGAACGTTGCGCCAAAAACTCCAGAGCGCCAGAGAGAAGGCCAGAAGCTATGGAGAACACCAGGGCGCCAAATATGCCAGCGAAGAAAGCCAGCCACATCAACTGCCGGGCGAAGTGCACCAGCTCATCACGGGTGATAGGGGCGTCCATGGTGGTCAGGCCGCAGATGCGGGAGCAGGCTTAGAGGGCGCAGCACCGCGAGCGAAAACCTTCGGATCAACGGGCGTGAGGCTCACGAACTGGGCCTCAATACGGCCGGCGTTGTCGCCGTAGTCGCGTACGCCGAGAGTGAATCCGGCGCTGAACAGTCCCAAGCTGACTTGCCCCTCCAAGACAGCCGGGACGCGGAACATACCGACAGTGGCCACGGAGCCATCTTCTTTACGCACGATGGCGCGGGCTTCTTTCCATTGCGTAAGAACGCCTTGCGCATTGGGCTTCTTGGACACCTTGTCTTCAATGAGGATGATTTCGAGGAACGATGCGTATGCGGACATGAGAACTCCAGTGGCAGCTAAGGCCTGATAACGAGCAACAGCGCTCTACGATCCACCGCAAGCGAGGGAGCGTGCAGGGCTGTCGTGACGGCTACCATTGCTCGCAGGAGGAACGAGGACATGACCAACTTCGACGTCGCAATGACGCGGGCAATGCTTTTCGAACTGGCAGTACTGCTGATCGTGCTAATGCTCACAATCTGGATTTCGTACCTAGTGCTCAAAAACGCGATCAGGGACGGAATCAACGAATCGAAACTAGGGGACAGGTGGCGACCGACGCCAGAGAGAAACCCGACGAGCAAGGCGGCGGACTTGCCGGACATGAGGGCTGAGCGATAGGTCATGGCTTGACCACCTGAACGGAGGAGCAGGGAAGCCACTTGGACCGACCGTCATTGACGGTGTCGATAACGCCGACGCCGTGGGCGTTGAAGTTGACAAAGCAGCGACCGGTGCGGACCTTCAGCACGTTGCCGCGGTAGCCGTGCCAGGAGACAAGCACGCCGCGTTTGACGAGCTTGTCATTCAGATCGAGGTTAGGGGCGCGGGTCATTGGCACACCTCGACAAACCGGGCATAGGAGTACCGAGATGCGTTATTCCAGGCCTTAGCGCGGGACCGATAAAGCACAACACACCCACCGATCTCAACACCCCAGCAGGGAGGCAAAGCACGTCCGGCACGAACGAGGCGGGACCGATGGAGGCGACGCATGAAACCAGCAGCACTGATGCACTCCCCACCATCCGCCGCAACAGGGTGAGCTACCACCGCCGGAGCGGTTTGTTGGACAGGGGGAGTGCAAGGGGCGGGCTCAGGGGAGCCGCATTTGTGACCGGAGGACAGAGACTCACCGCAGAGAACGCAGTGGTTTGCGAAGGCCCGGGCGAAGTCGGAGAAGGAAATTTGGCAGGCTGGCATGGGTAG